GAGAGTTGTCGTTTGCGGCCTTTGTTGGCCAGCGGTGCATCTTATCGTGGCACTCTTTGCACAAGCCCATCAAGTCTTCTGGCTGTTCGGAGCCCAGCCGACCATAACTGAGATGGTGCACGAGCGCAGTCTTGCGGGTGTAGCATCTTTCACAACGCCACCCGATGCGGCGCAGATATTCCATACGCGTTCGCTGCCATTGCGGTGAGCGCAGGTACTGCCAATAGAATGACGGCTTTCCATACAGGGAGATTTTCACCAAGACACTTTTTCCTGCTCCTGTTGAGTTGGCACGATGTAACGCTTGTCCGAAACGCCCGGCAAACGTTACTTTGTGGTCGTTACAACGTAACAGGAGCGAAGATATGGAACGGATTGATGGAATGTTGGAGGTAATCAACGCGCACGATAAAAAAATGCACACCATTAGAACTGGATCAGGATCGCAGAAAGTTTGCGATAGGACAAAGTTGCTGCGCAATTTTATCAAAAAGCATGATCCTAGGTTGGCAGATCGTTTCGTTGAAAGGGTGCAGGCGGCCTGCACATTAATTTGCCTGCGCAAAAGAGTTGATCCGTTCATATCAGAAAATCGAGCACTGTCATTAACAAACAACTCAAAAAGCGATGCATTGAATGTTATTCGAATGCTGTGCGGCATGGCTGGGGATGACACCATCTACGGCAAGCACTTTGATATCAGAATTCAAGTGGAAGAAGAGTGGATAGGGGTGTCTTTCACATTCCACCGCTCTTTCAACATTTATGTAGAGATCAGTCCAACGAGCGAACCAACCGAAATACCATGGGATGGCGATGATGATGCCTGGTTGAAGGGCTTATCAGAGTTAGGACTAGGAGTCAGACAATGAAATTCGTTGCCGGCAAGCGCGTGAAGTACCGCAGCACTTGGTACAATCCAGGTCAGGAGTTCGAGGGCGATACTCGCGACACCAGAATGCTTGCGACGCTCGGTGCGACGCCGAAGAAAACGGACAAGCCTGCACCACCACCGGAGATACCGCGCACCTATCGGCGCCGCGACATGCGGTCCGAGGAATAACGCGCGTGCGACTGTTTGGCTTCGAGTTGACGCGCGTCGCGAAAGCAGCGACGCCAACTCAACCGTTGAACATGATCGGCGGGCCATATCCCGGATGGTACTGGCCGGTTGTGCGCGAGCCATTCACCGGCGCGTGGCAGCAGAACATGGAGGAGCGCGCGCCGTTCCTCACTCGCTTCCACGCGATCTATGCCTGCATCACGCTCATTGCCGGCGACATCGCGAAACTGCGCTGCAAGCTGGTCGAGCAGGACGATGACGGCATCTGGACTGAATTCTATTCCAACGCGTTCTCGCCGGTGCTCGCCAAGCCGAACAGATATCAGAACCGTTTCCAGTTCTTTCAGCAGTGGATCGTCAGCAAGCTGCTGCACGGTAATACCTACGCACTGAAGGAACGCGACGAGCGCGGCGTGGTGCGCCGGATGTATATCCTCGATCCGTGCCGCACGCGCGTGCTGAGTTCGCCGGATGGCTCGATTTACTACAGCCTCGGGCGCGATTATCTCACCGGCCAGGAGTACGAGACGATCGAGGTGCCGGCGAGCGAGATCATCCACGACGTGATGTGCCCGTTGTATCACCCGCTGTGCGGCATCTCGCCGATCAGCGCGTGCGCGCTCGCCGCCACGCAGGGGCTGAGCATCCAGGGCAATTCGATGAAGTTCTTCGCCAATGGTTCGCGGCCCGGCGGCATCCTCACCGCGCCTGCGCACATTCCGGACGAAACGGCGGAACGGCTGAAACGCTACTGGGAGGAGAACTACACCGGCGAGAAAATCGGCAAGGTCGCGGTGTTAGGCGACGGCCTCAAGTATGAGGCGATGGCCGTCAACGCGGTCGACAGCCAACTCGTCGATCAGTTGAAATGGACGGCCGAGACCGTGTGCACCTGTTTTCACGTGCCTCCGTACATGATCGGCATCGGTGACATGCCAACTTATGCAAACGTGGAGGCGCTTCAAATACAGTACTATACGCAATGCCTGCAGAGTTTGTTGGAGGCGTTGGAGCTGTGCCTCGACGAAGGTCTCGGCCTGACCAACGTTCCCGGCAAGACTTACGGCACCGAATTTGATCTCGACGATCTGCTGCGCATGGATACGCCGACGAAAATCAAGACCGCGGGCGACGGCGTGCGGGGCGGCATCATCGCACCCAACGAGGCGCGCAAGAAATTCGACCTCAAGCCGGTGGCGGGCGGCGATACGCCGTATCTCCAGCAGCAGAATTTCAGCCTGGCTGCGCTCGATAAGCGCGACAGCCAGGACGATCCGTTCGGCGCGGCAACGCCGCCGCCGGCACCCGAAGCATCCGATGAGGAGAAGCCGCAAACCGATGACGGCGAGGAGGATGACGCCGATCCCGATACAGCGGCGCGGTTGTTTGCCGGCCTCCTGCAGCGCGATCTGAAGCTCGTGTTGCCGTCATGAACCCGAAGGCCATTGCCGCATTCGCCGACGCCATCATTCCAGTGGTGCGGCAGGCTTTCGTTGCCACCATTCAGCCGATCATGCTTCGGCTGGCCGCGCTGGAGGCGCGCAAGCCGGAGCGCGGCGAGAAGGGCGATCGGGGCGAGGCGGGGCCGGCCGGCGCCGATGGGCTGGACGGTATTGGATTGCCGGGACCAGCCGGCGAAACGGGTCCGCCCGGCGCGAAAGGCGACCCAGGCGACTGGGGGCCGCAGGGCGAGAAGGGAGATTTGGGGCCGCCAGGACCAGCAGGTCCACAAGGCGCTCCGGGTCCGGCCGGGCCTCCGGGACGGGACGGCGATCCCGGTCCCGCTGGCCTGGACGGGCTTGCCGGCGAACAGGGCGCCATTGGCCCACAAGGGCCCGCTGGTGCGCCCGGCCGTGATGGCAGGGACGGCGCCCCCGGCCGGGACGGCGCAGCGGGCGTTGACGGGCGGCCCGGCGAGAGGGGTCCTATTGGCCTGGGCTTCACCCACATGGAGCAGATCGACGAGCCGGACTGGTACGGCTTTCGCTTCCTGCTCGACGGCAAGGTGGTGGCCGAGGGCAAATGGGCCAGGCAGACGCCCGCCGATTACTATCGGGGCATCTGGCGCGCCGGCGATTACCGCCGCGGCGACATGGTGACGTGCGGCGGCTCGGGCTGGATTTGCCTCGCCGATACCACGGGCAAGCCGGAGACCTCGAAGGATTGGGTGCTGTTCGTCAAGCGCGGGCGCGACGGAAAGGACGGCGCCGCGGGATCTCCGGGCGCTCAAGGTCCGGTCGGCCCGCCGGGCCGTGATGGCAAGTGGTGAGCCATGGCCAAGCGCCTGATCACACCGCCCGCCGAGCCTCCGGTCTCGATCGAGTACGTCAAGACCAAGCTGCGCATCGATCACGACGACAGCGACGACGATCTGGCGGCGTACATCGCGTCCGCCACCGATCTCGCACAGGAATTCCTCGGCCGCGCGCTTGTGACCCAGACCTGGGAGCTGTTACTCGACGAATTCCCCGAGCATGAAATTGCAATCCCGATGCCGCCGCTGCAGTCGGTCGAGAGCGTCAAGTACGACAACGAAGACGGCGACGAGACCACGATCGCCGCCGCCGACTACACGGTCGACAGTTCGAGCGGCAGCGCAGGCGCGGAAGGTCCGGGCTGGGTTGTTCCCAATGTCGACGTCGAATGGCCGACGCCGATCGAGGCAATCAATGCGGTGCGCGTGCGCTTCGTTGCCGGCTATGCGCCGAGTGCGGAATCGCCGGAAAATCTCACCGAAAACATTCCGGCCGCGATCAAGCAGGCGATCGTGTTGTGCGTGAAGTACTGGTACGACGGCGAGATGGACATCGACGAGCTGCAGGGCTTGCCGACCGGCGTCGAGCCGTTGCTGCGCAAGTATCGCGTGCTGAGAGGCATGGCGTGACCGAAACGCTGGCGGTGATAGATGCTCCGCATTTTTATGCTGGCATCGTCTTGTGGGATGATCGTGTTGTCGAGGCCGCTGATGTCGTGAGATACATGCGGCATCAAAGATGGACGCGTGACCGCGTGCGAAGCCACTGCCGGTCCAAGGGCTGGAAAGTGTCTGTCGTTCATGAGTGGTTGCGATGAATCTCGCTGCCGAGATGGGACCGCAGCAGTTCCCGTGGTGGCCGGACTGGCGCGGCCAGCCGGCGGCGATCATCGCGTCGGGTCCCTCGACGGGAAAGTTTCCGGTCGAGAGCCTGCGCAACGTCAAGACGCTGGCGATCAAAACCAACATCGACAAGGCTCCATGGGCCGATGTCGTATACGGCTGCGATGACGCATGGTGGCTCTCGCGCAACGGCCTGCCGGAATTCAAGGGCGTCAAGATTGCGTATGGCAGCAAGGCGACGGCAAAATTTCCCGACATTCACAAGGTCCACATCGAGCACGTCAGCCGTTTCCTGCTCGACAAGCCGCTGCACGTCGGCAGCGGCAAGAACAGCGGCTTTCAGGCGCTCAATCTTGCGATGCAGTTCGGCGCCAATCCGATATTGCTGATCGGCTTCGACTTCAACGACAAAGGCGGCGCGCATTGGTACGGCCGCAACGCGTGGAAGGGCGGATCGAACCCGATGGCCGTCAACTTCCGTGATTGGACGCAAGCCATGACCAACGCGGCCGCCATCGCCAAGTCTTTGGGCTTCGACATTGTCAACGGCTCATCGACGTCCGAGCTGAAATGCTTTCGGCACGGCGGGCTGAGCGAACTCGGGATAGCGATAGCGGCATGATTGGTCAGCCTTCGATCTGGATCGGCTTTGATCCGCGGGAAAGCGCCGCCTTTGCGGTCGCGCGCAGATCAATTGAACGCAGAATGAGTATTAGGATTCCAATTTTTGGATTGGTTCTCGAACAACTTCGATGCGCCGGACTCTACACCCGACCGACGGAAAAGCGAAAGTCCGCAGTAGATGGTGACATAACATGGGACTTAATTTCTGATGCAGCGGTGTCTACAGAATTCGCAAATTCACGTTTTCTTGTGCCTAGTTTAGCTCGTGCTAAGGGACTGAATGGGTGGGCGCTATTTCTCGATTGCGATATGCTGGTGCGGGCTGACATTGCAGAATTGTTTTCTTCTCTTGACAATAAATATGCCGTTTACTGTGTGCACCATCAGCAAACAAATGGGGTAGCATACAAAATGGACGGTCAAATCCAGACTATGTACGCGAGAAAGAACTGGAGCAGTTTTTGCGCATATCAGGTGTCACATACGGCGAACAAAAAGTTAACAGGCGATTTAGTGAACCAATTGCCGGGTCGTGAACTCCATAAATTTTGTTGGCTTGAGGACCATCATATTGGTCGACTTGGACCAGAATGGAATTGGCTTGTTAGACACTCGGAGGACAATGTGAATCCGAAGGTGGTGCACTTCACTGAGGGCATTCCACTAATGCGCGGGTACGAGAACGATCCATTTGCCGACGAGTGGATGAAGGAACTGTACGAGTGGGCGTGCCCTGCGCTATAGTCGCAGAAGCGTGGGGAAGGGCGATGCAAGATTATGTTGTGATTTATGGGCTTTGCGATCCTCAAACGGGTGAACTTAAGTACATCGGAAAGACTTGTGCGTCGCTCGCACGGAGACTGAGTGCTCATTTGAACGATGTAAAGCGTGGACGGGTTTACATTCCGCGTCATAGATGGATTGCTTCGCTCCACCCGGACACGCCAGAGATATTCGAAATTGAACGCGTTCCATCTTCGCAGTGGCAGGAAGCAGAGCAGTTCTGGATTGCATACTTCAGATCGATTGGCTGTATTCTCTTCAATGCGACGGCAGGCGGCGACGGTCTCTCGTCCTATCGCCACCGACCGGACACAAGGATCAAGCAATCCCGCGCAGCGAAAGAAAGATATCGCTCTCAAGCAGAGCGGGCAAAGACGGGGGAGGCGGTTCGTCGAGGATATGAAGTTCCAGAAGCGCGGGCAAATCTCCGCGCAGCGATAGCGATGCGGGACCCCGAAGTTCTGGTGCGAAGCGCACAGCGATTGACTGAGTTTCAGCGTTCCCCAGAGGGAAGACGCCGCGCCAGCGAAATCCACAAAGGGAGAACACCTACGATCGAAACCCGCAGAAAGATATCGGCGGCGAAAAAGGGGAAGCCGCTATCCGCTGAGCACATCAGAAATATTGCCAACGGACATCGCGGGTTACGCCAGAGCGCGGAAACAAGTGCAAAGAAGAGCGCCGCCTGCGATCGTAAGCTGGTGAGCGAACGCTCAAAGCGACTTTGGGCATCTACCGAATTTCGGGAAAAGCAAGCGAAGGCTAACCGGTCTGGCAAAATGACCGAGCAATGGAAAGACCCCAAATTCCGCGCCAAGATGCTAGCCGCACAAAAAAAGCAAAGAGATCAGATTGATGCGAACCGGCAAGGTTTGGGGAATGACGGAAGTCATGCTTCGGACTCCATTCATAGAGGTTCACCGGCTGATAATTAAGCCAAATGCGCAATGTTCGCTCCATGCACATCAGTTTAAGTGGAATGCGTTCTTTGTTCAGAAGGGCCGGCTGCAGATTGAGGTTCACAAGAATGATTATCCATTGATTGACGTAACCGAGTTGGATGCCGGCGATTTCACAACTGTCAGGCCGAACGAATATCACCGTTTCATCTCTGGCGCGGATGAAGTTCGCGCAATTGAAATTTACTACGCTCAAGAAGTCATCGAGAACGACATCACGAGGCGC